ATTGATTATGCTGCCAAGGGCTTGCATGCTGGTATTGCTGTTATCACTGCCGCCGGTGACTGTGACCTGCGTTGTGATGGATATGTCGCCGGTAGCGGCGCCTGAGTTGGATGGGCGATTGCCCAGGTTGTAACGGTGCCGGGGGTCGGTTCGGGTTAAAACCTCTTCGTCGTTCAGCGCGATTATCGGTACTTCGTTCGGCTTTAGTCCGGGGATGCCGCCGCTGTGATAGCGGGTTGCGCTGTTAAATATTGCCGGATTTACGGATTTTTCCGCGGAATAATCGCCGACGAGGCCGCCTGTGTGTTTTGTCCAAAAGCTGGAGCTGCTCATCAATCCGCTAAATGCCTCGCTGTTTCCTGCTGCCACGGATGTTGCGCCGCCCCATAGTCCACCTAATAATGTTGATGCGCCGGTAAATGCGGCTGATAGCAGGCCGCCGGTGGCGTTATCTGCGCCGAAGTTTTTGCCGAGCAGGCTGTTGAATACTTGCGCAGACGCGGCTTCTGCGGCCATGCGTTGCAGTATTTTTATGAAATTTTCGCCCATGCCGTCGAGGCCGTCCTTGAACGGGTCGAACAGGAAATCGGCGAATGCTGATTCCATGTTATGCGCGGCCTGGACGGCGAACTCGCTCATCTGTCCGGTTGCCGATGCGGCATCGCTGGTTAATGCGTTGTAGTCCTTGCCCATTTTATCCAGTACTAATTTTAATTTAGCGTCGTCAGGGATGATGCCTTGTGCTCGGGCATCCATTGCATCGGCAATACCGGCATTAAGATCTAGGAGTGGGGCGTTGAATTTTTGGTTGAGTCGCGCGTAATCGGTGGCGATGTCTATGCGTTGTTTTTTAGCTAAATCAAGGCCATCGGCAATTATTTGGTCGTACTCTTCATAGGTCTTTTGGTTGAGTTCGATGGCATCTTTTTCGGCTGCCAGATTAAGCAACTTTAGTTTTTGTCCTTCGTTAAGCTCAGCAAGTGATCCATTGATGACCTCATATTCCATTTTTGCGGCTTCGGTATTATCGCCGCGTAAAGCGATTTCGGTTTGAAATCGGCTGATAAGCTCATCGTATTTTTTTATTAATGGGTCGACATCTTTGGGTTTGTTGTCGCCGCCCTTGTTTATTACGCCGTCAACGGCGCTGGGGTCTATTGTTGTTTTCGGGGGAATAATATTAGGCGCATCGTTGCCCTGCATACTGAGTTTTTTTACCGCATCGCCCCGGCGCTCTATCAGGATGTCTAGTTTGTTTTGCTCTTCGTCCAATCCATAATTCTGTATGACTGCAAGCGATGGATGTTTTTTTATCCGCTCGATTACGCCTTCCTGCGCAATAATTAAGCCATCCAGTTTTTTTATTCCTGATATAGCCATTTCCGGATCACTGCCGGCGATAACTCTGTCCCAAAAATCTGCCGTAAATACGTCGGAAAAACTTTTGGCTTTTTTGGCCGCGTAATCGAAATGCTCTGCGATGTTGCCGAGGCCGGGGATTAGTGGGCCGACGGTATGTAATGTGAGTGATGCGAATCGATGGTTTAGCGTGTCTATCTTATCGTTTAAGTCGGCTGCGGCCTTGGCTTGTTCGGTAGTGATGCCGGACATTTTTTGCCCATCGGCGAGCTGTTTGCGTATGGCGTCGCTGCCGGACAGCAATAACGGTGCCATGTCGGCGTAACTTTTGCCCAACACGGCTGCACCTAATGCGGCGCGGCGCTGGGGATCTTCTATTTGCGAAAATACGCCGGCAAATTGAAGAAAGGCCTCCGACGGGTCTTTGGTGTCAATGCCCAGTTTTTTCATTTCGTCGCCATTTTTGGCGATGAATATCGACAGCTTGTTGACTGACTTGGCGAACGTCTCCATGTCGGTATCCGCTGTTTTGGTCGCCAACTGCCACCCGGCCAGTTGCTCAACCGCAATCCCTGTGCGGTCCGCCATGTCGTTGAGCGCATCGGCGGCGTCGATGCCTGATTTAACAAATGCGCCAAGACCGGCAATGGAGACGCTGACGCCCAGTGCGCGCAGGGCTTTGTTGACGCCGCTGGATATGCCTTCCGCTCTATGCTGGAAGCCTTGCAGGTTGTCGCCGAGGCGGTTTATTTGTTGCTCGAATCGCGCAAGGTTGGCGTTGATGTCGACCGTTATACCGAGTGCCATATTTATATCCGTTGTCTGATTAGGCGGCGTTAAAACCGATTTGCTGCGCCAGTTGACGCGCGGCAATTTCTAGCGCCGAGGCTATGGTTTGCGCGGTTTGCTCTTTAGTCGCCGCAAAGGTGTTGGCGACAAAATGCCGTCCGGGCATCTGCCGCGCTTCGGGCCGATGGGCGTAAACACGCAGCCTCTTGCCTGTGCGTTGCCTGTATGCCTGGCGCTCGGCTCTGGTTGTACGGTTGGTTGTTACCTCGGTGCCTTTGGTGCGGCCGGTGGCGGTGTAGCCGTATTCCTGGAATGGCCCGTAATATGCGCCTTTCGGGTCGTTGCGGGATTTTCCGGGGGCTATGCTGATGAATACGCCCACCTTGCCGTTATTGCGCGCGCGGTTTATTTTTGAGTTTTTGACTTTGATAGCCCGGCGCAACCGCCCGGTTTTTTTAGGTGCGGCGCCGCGGATGTTTTTCAGCATGCTATTTGCGCCTTGGCGCAAGGCCATTTTTGTGACGCGTTCCGGCAGGTTTCGGTTAAGTTCAGCCAGCGCGCGGTTAAGCTCGGCGACGCCTCGGAGATGGATACCTATTTCTTCGGTCATTTTTTGCTGCGCTCCTCTTGTATGATCAGGCGCATCAGCCTGATCATTGGCTCTGTGTCGGTTATGCCGAGCATTTCGGCAATGATCGGGAAGCCTGACCAGTCGATGTCTCCGCCCATTAAATTCAAGGCTTCGTAAGCGATGCTAAGTGTTGCCGGGATTGCCGCGCTAGATAGCGCCCCGGCACTGCGCTTGCTCAGGTCTCGGCACTGATACCAATCTCGGGCTTTTTTTCCAGCGCCTGCTGGGCCTCTATATAGTTAATCCAACTTTCCAGTGTTTTGTAACCTAGTTCGGTGATTATTTCCGGGTAATCCTGCACCCACAACAGGAACAATTCCCTGTCGAATGCGATGCTTGAGCCATCGCCACCGGGGATGATGTCCAGCTCGGTCATGCCCGGCCAGTCAATTACGAAGCGCTCTATGGCTGATTGGGCCAGTCTCGACCAGGTTTTATCTTGCAACGAAAATCGGCTATCCGCAATCGCTTGCAGCGCTGTGCTGGATAGTGGTTCGTTGCTGATGTCGGTCAGCCAGTCCATGGCTTGCATGGGCGTTGGACGGGTAATAGTAAAGGTTTTTTCGCCCGCCTCGACATTGAGTTGCCGGGATTTTTTCAGTTTTTCTATGATTGACATGGTTTATGTTGCGTAATAAGTGGGTGCGCCTGAGGCGGTGATATTAATGGTGGTTTTTACTTTTTGCCCTGTTGATCCCTTGGGTATTCCGCTCGCGCCGATGTGGCCGTAAAAGGCCATTTTGTAGCCGTTTTGGAAAGTGAATAAAAATGCCTGCGGTGTGCGGTTTGTTGATGCGGCGATGGCGGCTTGTAGCGCGGTGTCGGCCAAGTCCCATGCCGACTCGAAGCTAAAGCCCATTGCTGACGGCATGCCCGGTTCTTCGGTTTTGCCGTGGTCGTGGATGGAGGTGGTGTCGATCATGCTGAATTCGCCGCCGGTGGCTGAAACATCCATCAATGTCGCAAATGCGGTACCGAAGGTGATTTTTTTGGCGGTGCCACTGGTGAATGCAGCGTACGCGGTGGTGTCTTCGTCTTCCAGCTGGAAGGTGTCGGCGGCGACTGATGCGCCGCGGAAAACCCGGTTATTGACTTGATCCATGCCGGTGGCTGACAGTAGTAGATAGTCGCCGTTGGCGTAGCTGTGCGCTGTTGATGTGGCTACGGCCGGTGAGGCTTTGGTGATCGATGAGATGACTTTAGCACCGGCAAATGCCGATGACATGGCGACTCTGACGCCGATCCAGTTGGGTGATGACATGGTGTTGCTCCGGTTTAGTTGGGTTCGGTGGTTTCGTAGGTGATGGCGTACGCCAGCACTGTTTCGGTGACTTCCAGTTTTTCTTCGTCCGTGGGTGCGGGCGGGAAATTGATGTCGATCAGTTGCAGGTCTATTGTGTTCGCGGGTTGGCTGACCGCTGCTTCGATCAGTTCGCTGTAATTATCAATATCGATCTCCAGTTTTTCGTCGTCCTGTGTGGTTTTTGCGAAGGCCGAGATGTGGATGGTTAGTGTTCGCTGTTGCGGGCGCGGGTGCAGGGTGAATGTCTGTGTTGTGATGGCCTCCGAGGCTGAGTACAGCGCTACGCACGGGTAGCCGTTTTTGGGCTGGGTGCGCTGGTTATATACGCGTCTCGAAAACGCCGGGATGGTTTTTAGCTGGGCCTTGAGGCTGTTAATGATGTCGCGGCGGGACATTACAGACCCAGTGCGGATTTTTCCGCGCGGCCCCAGGCCCGACATTCTTCGACCCATGCGTTCCAGGCGTCGGTTTCTGCCGACGGAGCTATGCGCAGACATTTTATTTCGTCGTCAGCGCTGTAGCGAGTGCGGATTTGTTCGGTTACTCTGGTATTGATCAGTCGATAATGTGGGCTGGCGGCCTTGATTGCGTCGCGTAACTCTGGGGTCATTGTCACTGTCTGGATGCTGGTTGCAATCTCGGCGGGCTGATCTGTTGGCAGCGTTGCGGCATCAGGCAGGCTGATGTAGGTTACTCCGTCAATGGTAGCCAGCTCCGTGCCTATCGGGCTGTGTGTTGCGGGATCTTCCGGTAGGTGCAAGGTGCGGGTGGTTTGCGCGTCGATATATTTTTGGTAACTGATGATGGATGTCATGATAATGCCAGGGTATAATTGATTAAATGC